CCAATGAGCACATATATCGTTAGTATAAGGGCGAACCAATAGAACTCCTTGCTCTCCCCTTCCAATACGATAAAGTTTACGAGTTTCCTCGTCTGTAAAATCAAGTCTCTTATAATCGAGGTCATAATCAAATTCAAGCATGTAACGTTACTCGCTAACGATACTCTACCACACCAGTTCTAAGTCGTCAAGTCTTTATTTTGGATTAGTATTCTCAAATACAATATCTGCGTTGCCATTAAATACCAATGCTCTAAAATAGTAGTCTGCTACTGGAGCTGCTGATTGTGGTGGAAACCACTCTGATGCATTTAGAACTGCAACATCTTCAGATTTATATTCAATTGCACACTTTCCCTCACCTTTGATAGCAAGTACAATATCTTCTGGTGCAAATCCTTCCAACCATGTTAGACATGCAGTTTTAGTTGCATCATCCATGGTATGAAATTTCTTATTTTCAAAGTGTAGTATGCATTTATTATTCATAACACAATGACTACTAATCATATCATATACTGATAGTGTTTCAATTACGGTTATCATTATCCTCCTCCATTTTCTTCTTCAAGTTTAGCAAGCAATACATCTAATGATGCTTTAATGCTATCAAGGTTTTGATGTTGACTACTCCATGGTGTCTTATTAATTCCTTCCATAGCAATAGGTTGAGTTTGAAGTGCTTCGATAAATGCAGTATTATATAATCTATCAGTAAGATCTCTAACACATAGATATCGTGCCATCTTATCCCTAAACTGTGAAAAGAAGAAGTTACTCAATGCTATCCACTGATCTTCAGTATCTAAGTATACAGCATCAGGATTGTTTACTTTATATACTGCTTCAAATGCCTCAGGTGACATTGGGAATTTTACCTCTGTTGGTGCATTATTTGCAAAAGTAGCAGGTAAGTCTCTCAATTTCCCACGATATGTTTTATACATTTCTTTCTTTTCATCACTAACTGTAGGTGCATCACTAACAGTGAATATAAAATCTGTCTCTTGTAAAAGAAAATTACGTGCCAATCTAATAGATAACCAACTCTCAGATCTAACCTCACCATACATACGAGTAAGTTCATCTTGGAACTCTTCATTCTGTAGTTGTTCTATATTGATAAATGTTTCTTTTAAGAAGTCATAAAAGTTGGCAGCCTCTTGTGCTTCATCTTCTTCCATTTCATAGTCTTTCCACTCATATTCATTAGTGGTAAAGTTCTTTACAAATTTTCTTCTAATACAATGAAACGATGCATTGTCATAATACCTAAATGTGATTAGACGATCCTTTTCAGTGTCCCATAATGGGTACAGCTTGGGTTTAACAGAATCTTCCCAATACTGATCAGGAACTGTCTTCATGATGTTTCTATAGTTAATAGAACGATCAAGAAGATTTAATTCTAAAATCACAATAGGGTCTGTTGGTTGTCCCATGAGAGATAATTATGTTATTTACTAAGTGTATTTAGAATGCTTTGATTAGATACTTGACAAGCATATATGGTTCGATCAACGGGATGGTTTGATCTGGGTCTAATGCAGCAATAGGAATTATTGGTGTTGCTGACTGTAAAGTAAGAGTAGAATCATTAGCAAAGATACCAGAAACATATGTTGAGTTAATAGCACCACCTACACTATATGTCTGAGTGTCATTAATAACAGCCATCTTACCTTCAGATGCTACAAATACTAATTCAGTTGTTTGTTGATTTTCAAATGTAACTTCTAGAATACCATAGTTATCTGTGTTTTCATCATTGTCATTAGCATTAGTAGCAGCACCTCTATTTTGTCTAATGGAAAATCTTACATTTTCTGTTTGTGCATCCTGTGGAAGATCAATACCGTAAGTATACCAGTTAGTTGCATTGTTTCCAGTACCGTCACCATCATAATTACTATCAATCTCTTGTTGTGTTGGCAAAGGAACTAACGTGCCAATAAAACCAGATCCTGGAAAATTCAAACTTTCATCTGTGTTATAATATAAAAGAAGTTCGTCACCACCTTGTTCTGGTAAATTACCACCATTTATACCATTACCTCTAGCAACCTTTACAGTAACACGTTGAAAATCAGTAGCATCTACAGTACCCAAAACAACATTTCTATCGTTTTGTGTACCACCAAATTTTAAATAATGTGTTGGTGCAACACTAGTTTGTAATTGTAAGTTTTCTAATTGACCATTGTCAGGATTAAATCCGACTGTAGCATAGTTTTGAATACCAACACCACCTAAAATACGAACTCTAGGTGCTGCTGTATATCCACTGCCAGGAGTATCTAATGTAATACTATCAACTTTATTGCCAGCAACTATTGCTGTTGCAGTTGCTCCAGCACCACCGCCACCACCTTCAAATACAACAGTTGGTACTTGTGTAGTTGGTAATTTAAATCCTCCATCATTTCCTGCTCCACTACCAGTTACAAAGAAATTAACACCATTATCATTGCTACCTGATCCCGCGATGAATACATCACCAGTGGTTACTGATTCTGTACCACCTTCATAACCTATGATAGTCTGCCATAAAATTCTAGCATATCCATCATCACATGAAGCGGAAGACACTCCACCCTGTGATACACCAGCACCACCTTCACCAACAGTGAGTGCAATACTAGATTGTCCTGCGAATTCAGCTGCTTTTACTTTTACTTTTAAGTAACCACCTGATCCACCGCCACCGCCACCAGAAGTCCAGTATCCTCTCTCCTCATTAACAGTAATTTTTGCTTTACCATTTGTTTCATAAGGATTACCGTTACTTTGAGAAATAACGCTAGAAATATAATCAGTTCTTATAGCAGATAGTCCACGTCTACCACCATATCCTTGTTCGTGACCACCTGATCCACCACCACCAGCACCTGGACTTCCACCTTGAGTATCTGTTGAGCGACCGACGCCACCGCCACCGCCTCCTCCACCGCCACCAGTACAACCATAGTTACCACCTGTTGCACCGCCACCAGTGAATAAATTCTGTGATGTTTCAATTACTGAGTTACCTGGACTGTTTGCACTTCTTCCATCTTGTCCACAAACACCTTCACCAAATCCACCTCCACCACCGCCACCACCAGCGCCAGCGATAATTGTATTACCAGTTGTTCTTCTTAATACAGTAGCAGCACCACCGCCACCACCATCATTACTACCATATCCATTACCTGCTCTTCCACCTTTACCAGAGTGAGCAGCAGCTGCCTGAGCGTTGTATGCTCTACCAGATTGACCAGTTTCAATTTTATACTCAACTCCTTCAGAAAGGTTAGAAACTGCAATTTTCATGTAACGACCAGCACCACCTCGTCCTCGTGTTACATTGGGGTTATTATTACAATTATTACCACTATAATTACCACAGTCACGTCCACCACCACCCCAAAGTTCTGCTGTTATTGAATTTATACCATAATTAGCATTTGTTGGGTTGCTAGTCCAAGTTTGTTGGCTTGCACTATATGAAAAATTATAATCTACATCTACTGTGTTGTTGATAATTCTAGTACGTCCTTTTGTTCCATTTCTACCTGTTGGGTTTTGTCCTGCTGTTCCCTCTGAATCTTGGGGAGTTTCAGATGGATCATCTAAATTCTTTTTCCAATAAGGTCCGTTACCACCTTCACCACCTTCATATCCTGTTCCACCACCTTGACCAGTGATAGTAACATTACCAGCTCCTGATCCTGTAATAGTATTTGTACCTGCAGCACCACCTGATCCACCTTCGTTTGAAGAAGCAGCACCACCTTTTGCTCCACCACCACAGTCTAATCTAAGAACAGAACCACCTGCAATATCAAATCTCGAACTACCACCGTTATTACCATCATTAGAATATACAGCACCTGATCCACCAGCACCTACTAAAGTAACCTCAGCTTGATCAATATCAGAAGGAACTTGTACATTGAAAGTACCTGCAGTTTGGTATATTAGTTCTGTTGTGTCATATATTGGAACTCCACCTGTAACAATAGGTCTACCACCAATCAGACTACCAGAAGTAAATGATTGAATTATGGGTGATCCATATCCTGTTTGTTCAACAAATGAACCAGAACCAGCACCACCAGAAGCATAATAGTAACCTGGTTCTTTGATAGATCCAGACTGCTCATCACCACCAGACCAGTTGTAGATATCATACGTACCAACACTAGCATCTAATATTGGTGCTTTAGACAAAACATGTCCGTGTTGAAATTGTTGTCCAGAAGGAGGAGTAAATTGATTAATTTTACCTGTAGATGGTTTATAATGAACCGCATATCTTTCACCTGATACTGTTAGTGGTGCACCAACATCTTGTGGCACTTCAGAGTGAAATAAGAAATGACTATGTTGTGGAGGACCTGCAAGTTTTTTCTCTTGAAGAGTTACACTAACTACTTGTTCACCTATGATGGATCCTTCTACTGTATCTACAACACCAGTATAATTTGTAGTTGTAATATTACCTAGAGAAAATTGCTGTTTTTGAGCAAGTTTATCCATGTACCAGTTACCATCGATGGTATTAAATCCAACTCCTAAATCTGAGTTACCTACGTTTGGAGTATTATTACCATAAACAGGACCGTTTCCAACAATTCTTTTTGCCTTAAGATCAGGAACTTTAAATGTTCCCATGTACTCGTCTGGCCAGTATTTCCATATATTATTTCTATTGATGGAGGTGATTTGTCCAACATCTGCACTAATTCTTATATTGTAAGTTACAGTACCAATACCACTATTACCATTTGAAGAAGTAAAAGTAATTTGTGGAGGATTATTTACATCATAACCCCTGCCAGGATTAAGTGTTTCGATACCTACAATTTGATTTGCAGCAACAATTATCTCACATGTTGCTTGAACAGGTGGAATATCCTCAAATATTTGATTATCACCAGAGGGAGGAGCATCAATTAATCCAGTAATAGTTCCACTCCAACCTAGATTACTTGTTATAACATCAATACCGTCACTAGCAATACCACCATAATCATTTCCTATCGCTTCATATAATGCAGGGTAATCTAGAATATTATACTCTGAACCATCACAATAGATAAAACCAGGATATTGAAATTCAGGATTAATTTCAGGTTCTGCATCTCCAGTAACCTCATCATATTTTGTAGATCCACCACTGTTAGGAAGTAGAGAAGGGACGTATGCATGATCATATGAATCTTCAGTAGATTTTAAAACTTGTACGATCGTTCCAATACTCTGACTATCTGGTTGTTTGTCAGTGTAATAATTTTCACGAGTATTTCTATACTTAGGATTAATTGCTACAGTCATTGTCTCTAATACTTAATTAAATATTCCATAATAATATAAGGACTAGTCACTTGATCTAATGATGCCACTTGATCAATTTGAAGTGTTAATGTGGTTTGTAAATTATCTGGAGATAATAGGAAACCATTGGTTTTAATTTTATATGTATGATTTCCAACATCTAATAAAATTTTATGATTATGTATTGTTGGATCTCCAGCAGTTTGAACTAATTCTTCAACATCAGATAACACATTATTGACTTGTGGATATGCTGTACTTGATTTACTATCACTATTCTGGTTAAGTGGTAAAACATCAGCAAGACTTACACCTTTCCAGTCCTCAGGAACTCCTTGTGCACCAGCAACATATGTTGCAGGAACTGTACCTATTTCATTGTCATCAAATCCAGAATCTTGTTGGTTACAAGTTCCAAATCCAAGACCAAAACTAATATAGTTAGGTGGTTGTCCTCCTGGAATTTGTACATTGGTTAAATTAATATCTGTGTTTTGAGTTAACAAACAATAATATCTCATAGAATTTAAACCAGAAGCTCCCCTTAAGTCATAGCAATAGTTTGAATAAACAACCTCAAATCCAAAACTACCTTGAACTGCGTCTGATGGATCTAATGATGTAGCACCAGATGCAATCGCCCAACATGGTTGTTGCATGGTTCCCTTTGGATTTGATGCATTAAAATTATATCTTGACTTATCTAACCACATTTCTATTGGAATAGTTGTGGCGTTATAGTAAGATCCAATACCTTGTGATTGTGCATCAGTAACTTCGTTTGTAGTTTTAATTCTCAATCTATTTGTTTGAGAAAAATGCATGTGTGCGTGTAATGCTTGACTGTCTACCGCTTCACTGTCAGTAAATCCACTGTTACCAGTTCCTTTAGACCATGCTGGTTTACCTTGAAGACTAATCTGTTGTGATGGAACGGTAAATGCACCTGTATAACTTACGGGAATAACTGTAGTATTTCCCGTTGTAGATCCAGCAATTGCAGACGATTCGATACCCATGCCAGAACGTCTTCTTTCTTGTCCTGACTGATCAGTTTTAGCAATATTAATATACAAACCAGCTGAACCACCAGTAGTTGGTTTTAAAAATTTAGAACCTAAATCAGGAACTATAAATTCATCATCATCAACATTATCAATAAAAGCATCTGAAATATCTCTACGAGCGAACTTGGAAGCACCACCAACACCTAAAATTTCTGCTAATTGTGGATATTCTTCTGCCTTGTATATTGTCCCATCACATTTTAAATATCCTGCAGGTAATTTCCTAATATTATCTTCATTGTTAGGATCTCTGGTACTAAGTTCTACTGGCCAACAAATAATGGTACCAACCCCAGAACCATATTTTGATTTTTCTCTTGATAGAAGTACTGGCATGTTAATACGCTTTGATTATAAATGTGCAAATAAGAGCTGGCATTGAAACCTCAGCAATAATATTTAGTGCATTATCAATATTATCTGGAGCAACTGTACCCATAGAAATATCATTAACTGGATAAGTTTCTGGAGCTTGAAGAGATCCTTTTGATTGAGTAATTTCAAAACTACCATGATTGTGACCTAGGTAAGTTGAACTGTTAGGATCTAATTGAGATGTAATATTATTAACGGTTGTTGGAAATGTGCCATGCCTAAAATTCAAAGTTTGATTGGTAAGTGTCACAGTGTTGTTACATGGTTGTGACAATTCTAATTCATACACATAATTTGATATATCTGTACCAGATTCACGAGATATTCTAGTAATTTGTGTACCTGGACGAAGAGGTCCTCCGTAAACCCACATCAATGGAACAACAGAATCTAATTCATATGCAGCACCAAGGTCAGCACCTGCAGGTAAAGTAATCTTGTTTGCTCCAGTGGTAATTGTTACACCAGTGATTTGATGAGGTGATGCGGTTTCTGGATCGTAGTTGACAATAGGACCAAAATAGTTTCTTCTATTACCAGTTGAAAGAGGTTTAGGAAATAAACCAGTCCATGCATCCATTGCATGTGTTTGAACTATATCTGATTGTGTAACCGTAAAATTTTCGGTAAATGCTGTACCATTGTATAAGTAATCTAGACTGCTATCTGGAGCAAGACCAGATGGATGCTCAGATGGTGGCCAGTTCTGTGCAGGAACTTTTGACCAATATTGTGATCCTTCAAAATTATAAAATTTATCAGTAGTTGGTAAGGTATATTCACGTTGTTCAGAACCATAAAATGTCATTTGAATTCTACCATTTTGCCAGTTTGCTGCAGTCTGAGCATTTTGCAACTGACATTCAGAATAACCATAGTCTGTAACACAGTTACCAGTAATACCACCACCTGTTTGTATTCTTGGAGGTTCAAATGGCATAGGACCAGAAAATTGTGCTTGAGATCTAGCATATGTGCCAGGATGATTATGACCTTTCGTATGGTTAATACCTAACTTTCTATTAATTGTATAAACTGTTGTACTAAAATCAGGTGGAGATATACTGATATTGGTCATCTTTCCAGATAACACAAGTGATGCATCAACACTAAAATCAATATCACAATTAGCAGAAATCGTAATAGGAATAGGTGCTTGTAAACTAATACTACCAAATCCATCAACCAGTGCGTCACCAGTATAACTGTTAGTAACTAATACATCATATGCATCTGCCTGTCCATACTGATACTGTGTCTCTAATAGATACTCAGGTTCTAGGTCAATAGGCATTTTTAATGACATATTTGGTAGACGAAATTTTCCCTCATATTCGGGAAAATTACCACCAAATTGTCCGTCTGAACCATATGTAGTTCCTATGGTTGATGCTAGTAAAGGATATCTTGAAGCTTCTTCTAATTGTCCACCACAAAGGATCCATCCTTTGGGAACGTTAGAGAGTGCGAAACCATCGTTACCATCCCCACTCCAAGGCATGATGGTGCCAACTTTGGCAACCTTCATCATTTTTACTATGCCGTATCGTACTGCCATGTTAGTTTATAGTTCTTGTAACCACCAACCGCGTAAGTCTGTTGGAATTTCAGATGCGTTTGGATCTCCTACTGCATCACTCACACCAACATAAACAAGACCGAAGGATGCGTTTCGTGTTTGAACAATCATTTCACCAGATGACCATGCAAGAGTTGATGGTGCACCAGAACCTGCAGTTGCTTTTGTTCCAGTGCTATCACCTTGAATAGGAACAGCTGTTGTTCCAAGAGGTTTTGCACGAACAATGAAACTAGCGTTATATGATAAATTACCACTAATATCAATGAACCTAATCATATCACCTGTTTGTGCATCATCAGGTAAGTAAACAATCATGTTACCATTAGATGATGGGTTAATTAGGTAGTTGCCATTAGGTTGTAGTGGGTTGTCAACAGTTTGTCCAAGTCCTGTGGTAGATGCTGGTACATATGTCCAACGACGACCACCATTAGCATTGTAGTATCTATTAATACCAAAGGCATCAATAGATCCATCTTGATACATGATAAAGTCTTTAGGACCAGCACCAGTGTTACCAGCAGCACCTAAGTTATCAACATGTATGACTTCAGCTGAGGTATCTGCTATTGCTGATATCTGACCCTTAACGTAAAGTGATGCACCCATTTCAACAGAACCATCATCATTCTGAACTCTAAACTGCAGATCATTACTGCAAATTCCGTTCTCTTGACAAGTCTGTTTGAATACTCTTAACTGACCGTAGATATCTGCTCTACCATTGAGGTACATTCCAGATTTACCAGTAAGTGGATCGAGAATAGCACCGTCACCTGGATGTCCATCATCATTAGCAATGTTGAATATTAATGTTTGACCATCAGTACCAAACATCCTGAGGTTACCACTGGTCATATTAATATCATCATGAGTTCTTAATCTACCACCACCAAAGTATCTTCTAATACTTGCTTCTGGTTGATTAACATCATATGCATCTCTGATGCTCTTAGGCATCTTAACACCAAATGCTTGGTCTGTATTACCATTAATACTATCAGGTAAGAATATCTCACTACCAATTCTGATGAACTGTTCATAATCAAGTTTTTGAGCAACCAAATCACCATTAGCGAGTTTAAGAACAACTCTCTCAGGATTATTATTAGGTAAAGGTGCTGGAGTTCTACCAGTTGCTGGAATGTCTTCTAATAGATTAGTAGTTCTAGAATCTTTAGTAATCTTAACAATAACAGCACCAACATCAAATTGTTGTGCAGTAGTTGTTTCTTGAGCACGACCACCACTAGGATAATCAGTGTTACCATTAAATGGTACACGTTTTTCACTGGTGTTTTGATCAACATATGGATCATCAGTAATTGTTATAATCTCTGCCTTAGTTGATCCTTGATATACTAAAAGCATATCACCTTTTTGGAAAGCAGAGATCTTGTTAGCAACCAAGAAATTTGTTTGACCAGATGATAAAACAGATCCAAGTGTTGTTTGAGGACCATCTGCCTGTACAGCAGTAACCTCGAACGTATATACAAATACGTCATCAGTTGTTGTATGTGCAGCAGGAGTTGTTGACCAGTTACCTTCCAACGCCCAAACCCAACCCCATGGGTTACCAATTACGGTATCACCCATACAAGTATTGACTTCAAATGTATTGAAGTTTCTATTACCTAATGTTAGTTTTGCATCATCTGCAGTGTCCTCAAATTCATCAAAGATATTGTTAACGATAGGTGTAGTACCACAACCGCCTTCTAATTTAAGTGAACCATAAATGTTAAGAATAGAATCTTCATCGCCTGGATCACCCATGATGATATCACCAGTGACACTATCAACAACAAATACATCGGTTTCATTTCCAGTATCACATCCTCTAGTAACAATCAGTTTCTTAGATACTTGATCTAGTGGAGTTACGACCTTAACAATTTCACCTTGATTGAAGTCTCCGTCATTATTAGTATCCTCACGATCAACAATGACGTAATCATCAGTTGTTAAACCACCACCAAACTGAGATAAGTAGAAGTTATCCTGAGGACCTGTTGCATCAACAGGTTGAGTTGTCCATGTAGCATCAAATGCTATATTACATTTCCAAACATCGGTTGCGTCTTGATGATTATCAAGATATTGCTTACCAACTAGGTTCAACTTATATTGAGTGAATGAACCAAGTGGATGACGCTTAACCTTAAGGTAGTAAGGAGAAGCACCTGCACCAGATAAACCATCTTCAGTAATTCTGACAAGTTCTGGATAACGTTCTGTAGCACCAGATCCAGTACTAATTGTATCAATTAATAAGTAATCACCTGCTTGGAAGTAAGGAGTTGGTGCGTACTTCATTGGTAGATAGAACTCATCACCAGTAATTGCTGGTAGGTCAGCACCTTCAGCACCTGCTCCAGTCTTACTCTCTTGGAAGTTGGTTCCACCCCATACACCAGCACCAGCAGTATCAACTCTGTTGAAACCTGCAGAGACTTCTGCTGCTGTTGGAGAATTAGGATCAGCAACTGGAATTACACCAACGTTGATAATATCAATGTTACTATTGAATGTGTTGTTCCCAAGTTCACCACTGGCATGAGCAAAGTCATCAGTACCAAGTTGTGCTCTATCACCAACAAAGGAGTATGATGCATTACCACCACAAAGTTTGATGTCAGCATTGAAACGTGCATTAGCATCAACAATGAAGTTATTTCTAATTGTTGTACTACCACCCTGACCACCAATAGTGATTAGAGATGCGTTAGTAGCAAAGTTTACTGTCTGTGTTTGTGAAGTGAAGAAGTTAAGAACACCTGCCTCAGATCTTATAGTAACAACTTGAGTAGGATCAGTTTCATCACCACCAATTGTCTTATTAGCACCAATTAATAGGTCACCAGCAAGACTTGTCTGTCTGGTACCAATCAGTGTATAAGAGTTAGAGGAGTTATTTCCATATGCACCACCAATCTGAACCTTAGAAATGTAACTGGCGTCATCACCAATATCACCAAGGAATAGATTAGAATGATCAGCAGAATTACCAACTTTGATAATACTATCACCAGTAGAACTGTCACCAATGTAAATCCACTGATTTGCAGTAGTACCACTACCAATCTTAATGGTCTTCGCCCAACCTGCAAAGTTCATTCCAGCAGTGTTATCACCACCAACGAATGTACTATCATCAAATAGTCTGACTGTACCTGTTGTCTGTGATGTTCTAACCTCAGCAACAACACCATCACTACCATTAACTTCGATGTCCTCTTGGAATCTAGCATCACCTGTGAACCTAGATGTACCCTCTACACATAAAGCTCTGTTTAGTTCAGAGTTATTGCAATTGATACCAACACGACCACCGTTTGTAGTAGCAACACGTAATGTTGCATAAGCACTAGGAGAATCACTATCGCCACCAACTATGAATGCATCATCCATAGCAGTTTTGTTGCGATCAGCAAAGTTTGTATGATCTAAGAAATCATCAGTTGTTCTACCACTAATGAATGCGTTACCAACAACATCTAAGTTTGCTCTTGGATCTGTATCACCACTTACCCACGCATTATTCAGTGCATCATGAGCTGCACGTGTAATTGTGTTAATACCAACCTTGAAGTCTCCATATGTATTTGTTCCAGTCCTGATTGCTTCAGCACCTAATACACCAACTTCTTTCCATGTTAATTGAGAGAACAAGATCTGTGGATTGCTTGCTCCAGAACCAGATAATACATCAGACCAAGTTCTAGTCTGAGCACCAATTGGGTCAACTAATTGAATATGTACATAATTGTTATTAATGGAGAATGCGTCACCATCAGGTGAAACAATAGACCATGTACCATTAATAAATGCAGGATTTATAATATCACTACCACTTTGAACATAATCAACAAATCTAATTTGAGAGCTACTACCAATGTTTAACGCAGCGTTAGTAGCACCACTCCATGTAATCTTAATACGGTTAGAACCGTCAGATACAATTTGATCAATAGTAGTATCAGATATCTTAGTGAAACCATCAGCAAAGATCCAACCAAGAGATCCAGTCTGATTGACTTGAGAACCCTTGAATAAGAAGTCTCCTGCACTTGGGAATAGTTGTCCAGAGTTTCCATACTCTACAAATTGATCTGCTTCAATTCTTGATCCACCAGATGCAATTAATGCACTTTGATTTGGTGTTTTATTAATACCAAATCCAGTATTGTCACCATGAGTAAAGAACTTATATCCTCTTGCTCTTGGATACCAAATAGGAGTAATTTCAAATACAGCAGACTTAACTTTGTTCTTACTAATAGTGATATCACCAGCAGTAGGAGGAGTAAATCCTGTAGTTCTGTTTAATCTATCATCCTGAGGTACACCGCCTTGAAGTATTGGTACATTGTTTTCTGTAGAAGAAACATTAGAACGAACAATTAGTGAGTTCTTAACCTGTGTAAAGTCACCTTCTTGAATATTAAGAACTAATGGAGATTCAACTGAGTTAACAAGAGATCCATCACCACCAACAATTGTGATATTCTGGTTGAATGTTACAGGAGTATCAAATGTAGTAACTAGACCACCAATTACGTCATCTGGATCTCCATCATCTGCAAGTGTTGCTCTGTCAATAAATGTCTCCTCACCAGTAATAGCATTAATTCTTCTATTACCAATATAGAGATCACCTTGAGAGTTAATACCAGTGTAGAATACAATACCACCGTCTTCTTTCTTAGACTGTGCGTAGAAGTCTTCGTCAGGTGTAAGTACAACTTCTTGTCTAGCTGGTAGACCAGTAGAGTAGTTACCTGGACCAAAACCAAGATATTCAAATGTGTGGTTTCCTGCTCTTGCGATAGATGGTCGTCTAAGTTCAACGTAATATTTCTGATCCGTAACGACTGTGCTATCACCAGCAATTGGAATTTTACGATCTTCAGAACCAGATGTAGCATTACCATCTTGTGCCTTAATCTGATTATCACCAGTGTAGGTATTAAAGATAAATGCAGGGTTGTTAAGTAAATCTTCAACAAGTTCTCTAGTTGTTGATCCCTTGAAGTCGTTAACTGTAACTAAACCGTGAATATAGTTATCAGCAGCAGAGTATGCTTGTGGTGGGTCAATTAGATTTGCATAGTAATCTTTCTCTGCCTGAGTTGTACCAGAGTTCTTGAACCAAAGAGGATCGTTTCTGTAGTTTAGAGGATATAGTTTGCTGACTGGTTGTGAGAACTTAAACTTCTTAAAGTTGTTAATTACGCCAGGACCAGTTGGGAATGGAGAAATATTACCACGTAGTGCAGTTAGATAGTAGATACCATCTTGCTGACCTGATATACGTTTCTGTAATGTCTCATATCCAAAGATGTAGAATGTATCATCGATAATTCCTGTATCTTCAACACTATCAACATAGTATTCAATACCAGCACTATCTTGAATACGATCACCAGGTGTGATTGTGTAAACGTTAGCACCGTTTTGCTTGTAAAAATACTGCGGATAATTTTTTCGGATATGTGTTTTTAGAGGTAGCGATTTGCCCATATCCTGATCTTCAAGCATGTCAGCAAAGACATTACCTTGAGTAAATCTAGTGTTATTGAACTCGCTGTACTCAAGAACACCATCGCGAATATTCTTGATGATTAGATAGTGATCACCACCAACGTTGGTGTAAGCATGAATACTACAATTACCAGAAGAATTACCAGAGAATGAAGCAGTATTTTCATCTAATGATGAGTTTTTAGTCTTATTAGCAACGAAACTACCACCTTGAGGAGCAGTAATCTTAACTGTTGTCAATATTTCATTACTTAAACCAGAGAAGTTAAGTGTGTCAATTGTGTGATCAAATAGTGTCAGTTCTAGATACTTAATTGTAGGATCAAGAGCATCCTCTACATAACGACCAGATTGAATAGTTGCTTGAACACCAGATGTAAATCTAGCAAATGAACGGAATTCAACTCCTCCACCTGTTTGATCTTTCTTATATGGATCATATGCAGCATCAGTATTAAGAGTTTGTGATGTAAACTCTTCAGAAGTGAAACCAATACGCTCACCAGCTTGTACTGGGTTCTCAAAACGAGCACCATAAACTGTACCAGTTACAGGTTTGAGTAATACTTTCTGAGGAACAAGTCTACGTGTGTCATCAGTCCTTGTCTTAAGAACGAAACCATTGATAGGATCTCTAGCATTCTCAAGGTACTTAGGAATGACCATACGTAATTTGTATGTTCTTTCATCTGCCTCACGAGTATCATCAAGACGCTCATACCACATATCAGTGGTTCTTGGAGTATCAGCGTAATCAGGTTCATTAATTCTCCAGAAGATATCATTCTTCTTAACACTATCGGTTGCACTAGATACGTTGTCCTTACACTGAATGTACCACTTACCATCATCAGTTACACTGTCGGTAAATGTTGGGTCGTACTTCATAGGTGTTCTACGCTTGTTAGCATAGACTTGGAAGTCTGCAGTCGTTACAACGAATGAAATTGGATTTACATTATTGATTGCATCAGCATGAGTTAAGTGAATACTGAACTTCTTATTAGTCTGGTAACGAGCAAAGAACTCTTTGTTTGGATTGATCTTACCAAAGTTAGATGAACTACTATCTACAACCGCAACATTAGGATTATTTGCATAAGTTGTAGCTACTGCAGGTAACTCACCACCTTCAGATGCTCTGAAGAAACATTTTTGTGGTGTTGTAGATGCAGATGGTTTATCAAAGATGTGAGACACATCAGTCTGAACAAATGTTGCACTTGCTAAAGTAGCAGTATAGTTATGAAGATCATACTTATCATCTAGGATAAACTGATAAAGATCGATCTCAACATCCTGATCTATACTATCTGTCTCAGATGCATAGATGTAGATACCAGCAGCTGCATTCTCTTTAGATGTTGCAAGCATCAATCT